ATCCACAGGCTCAAGGTGGTAAAGGTCCCAACAACGAAGCAAAATATGACGCAAGGAAAGCATTTAAATGGCAAGGCATAAGATTTTGTCATAAAGTTTTTGCCGTACACCATGCAGTAAACACAATTGACAGTGATTGGATAATATGGTTAGATGGAGACACACTAACACATACACCTGTACCAATGACATTTCTTGATAGTGTCAGTCCAGATGAGTATATCGCAACACACCTTGGACGAGGTGAAAGATATCACAGTGAATGTGGTTGGGTAGGCTACAATCGAAAACATCCTCAAGGTATTGACTTTGTAAACGATTTTGCTGGATTGTATATAAATGATACAATGTTTAATTACCCTGAATGGCATGATAGTTTTTTATTTGATGTAATGCGTAGAGAATATCAAAACAAAGGTGCAAAGTTCTTCAATCTCAATCCTCATCCAGATACCAAAGGACTTGCTGGACATCCATTCATAAACAGTGATCTTGGCAGATATATTGATCACATGAAAGGAAAACGTAAAATACTAGGTTACAGCAAGGCAAATGAATATCAAATACATAACAATATAGATTATGTAAAAAGGATACCACGTGTTAGATAGTTTGATTCTTAGTTTTGCAATAAGCATGCACTTTGGATTGTCAAACGAAAGTTTCAATCATCTACATCCTCATGTACAGTTTAATTTACCCAACAATTATGTAACAGGCATATACCATAACAGTGACCGTAGAGAAAGCATATATGTTGCTAAAGAAACCAAATACAAAGGCTTTGATGTTACGTATGGGTTAGTACATGGATATCGACGCATAGATGTTGCTCCAATGGTCAAAATCAACTATGGCAATTGGTTCATTGCACCAGCAGCAACTGAAGATGATGTTGGAATAGTTTCAGGAATAGAGGTAAAATTCTAATGTATCAATCTTACGGATGGTGGTTTGCAGACCAAGACACACACTTTGCACACATGCTTAAAAAAAATATAAAAAAAGGTGGCCCACCTACCTATCAAGAACCAGTACGTGCAAAAAGTTTAGAATTTGTAAAAGACTTTGGAGTTGCAGTTGATATAGGTGCAAACGTAGGATTGTGGAGTAGAGACCTAGCCACTCGTTTTGCAAGAGTTATAGCAATTGAACCTGTAGAAGAATTCCAAGAATGTTTACGTAAAAATGTACCAATGGAGAACATTGAAGTTTGGCCAATTGCTCTTGGAACCGAAGATACCACAATAGATATGATTATTACAGAAGGTAATACAGGACATTCTCATATTGATAAAACAACCATTGGCACAGGTAAAGTAGATATGAAACGTCTAGATAGTTTATGGTTTGATAGAATTGACTATATGAAAATCGATTGCGAAGGCTATGAAATGCAAATACTTCAAGGTGGCGAGCAAACAATCCGTAATCATCAACCGGTAATTGTAGTAGAACAAAAATTGCACAAAGATACAGGTGTAACCAAAGCAACACAATACGGTGCAGTTGAACTGTTAAAAAGTTGGGGTGCCAAACAACTAGGACAGGTTCGTAACGATTGTATACTAGGCTGGTAGATACTTTTCAAAATGTCTATAGATATCACCGCGTCTACTTTGATCAATAGTCCAATGTGCTTGTCCTAGATCTCTTAACCATTGGCTTCTATCTGGCTTTTGTGGGTTCATAATATATTTTAGATCATGATTAGCAACTTCCCACGATACTGCACTTTCTTCACTGACAAAAGTTGGTATTCCTTTTAAAACACTTAGCACACTGCTTGAACTATTGTAAAAAACAGCACATCTTGCAGTTTTCATGCTTTGGTGTAATGTAACATTGATACTATCAATTAGTTCAACACCTTCTATGGAATTTACCCAACTCCAATCGTGTTTTGTTTTGGTTCTATCTCTGTTGAGATCTCCTGGATGAGCTCTTACTTTGATCAATTCGTTAGTATACTTGCGTATTTTCTTTATTGATTTTTTAAGCCATAATTCTTGATCAAAACCTTTTGCATTCCATCCGTTGTCTCGTTGTAAACAAATCAGTATATGATCGCCACCATTGCTCCATGGAATTGCCTGTAAATTCAAACTAGACTTAATCATATTCCAGTGTTGATCTGAGCTATTTTTGTTTGCATAATTACCTGTGTTATAAAACACACTATCTAAACTATATCTTAACCACATGTTTTCATGTTGATGATGGAATTTGAAACAACTGCCGTCGATGCTCATAACTTTTGCACCATTGTCACGTTGTTTGTTTATTACAGATTCTCTAAAATATATATGAGGACCACTATAACTCATACCTACCCATCCAAGAATTACTGCTAGTCGTGTATGATAGAGTTTACGATCTGGCATAGTTTCAGTTACCAAACAACGAGCACCATGTTTGCTTGCACCTTCAGCAAATGCTCTCATTATTTGCACTTTAATATTGTGATTTTTAATTTTTGGTAGTGTATTTAGATACACTACAACATCATAATCCCATTTAGACATTTGTTTTGTAATTCATCTGTAGGATTCTCCAGGCAGTACCGTTTGCCATTTCATCAGGAGTAAATTGGTTGTATGCAAGGTTGGCACATAATCTTTTTACCATTGCAGTTGTTGGCATAAAAGGTTTTTCAATTTTTGAAAGATCAGTATTTGCCAATGGCGATGCTGCATTAGGACCCATGGTAAAAACAGGTTTGCCATAAATTAAACTTTCAACTGCGGCAATACTGTTATAGGTTACCATGCAATGAACATCTCTCGACAAAGCCATTTCCATGGTGTCTTCGTTTGTACGTATATGCCTACTTTGTTTTTCGCGTATAACAATAGGTCTGTCTGTGTATTTTTTGATTTCTTCAGTGGTTTGCACTATCCATGTTTCAAGATTTACATTCCAGTAGTTGAGAGCTTTTTGACTTGGAGGACAAAGTAAAATATTAGTTCCAGGAGTGTGTGGCCAAATTTGTATTCCAGTTTTTTTCAATCTGTCAGTAGGGCAATCACGGCGAATAACACTATTATATTGTAAATTGTTTTTTGTAATCCGATGATATAATTTGCCTTTACCATGCCCAAAGTAACCAGTGTCTATATAGTAAAAATCTCTGCCATCTTCGATAGCTTTGTGTATAACTTTTCTTTTTGCTATTCCTCTTACCACAATTGGAGTTGTGATAGGAATATCCGGTAACTGCTTGCTTCCAGCAAATACTCCAATTGAACCTTGTAAAAAACACTCTAGTATACCATCTACTTTTTTAACTTTTGTATCTACCATAACTTCATCCTCAACTAATCCAGCATCAATAATACCAACAACATTAGGCTTCTTAAACTGACTTGCTAACTTTTTAAATGATTGTGTATAATTTTTATTATAAATTTTATATGGGTCACATAGTGATGTACACAATTCGCTGAATGTCAATTTGTGTTGTTCTGTCAATTGTAACTGGCTTACTGATATTCCAGTTTTTTTTGTTGATTCGAGGTATTCGTCTTTATAGGTGTTCCATAGGTCGGCGTATTCGCAATTACGATATTGTTCGAACCACGGTCCTCCTTCGGTATAGTGTATGATACTGGGTTTATTTGTTTTGCTTTCTTTGTACCATCCTACTAACCAATTCCATTCAGGACCAACACTTCCAATATCTTTGTCCAGGAGCCAACTAAATCTGTGTAGATATTTTCCAGTTGTTAGCGGATTGTTTACAAGTTCTTTAGTCACATGCTTATTGGCTTTATGACCACAGTTCCATACTACCATAGAACTCCAATTTTTACGTGGATAAACAGTTTGAACTTGGCCATCCATCTTTATACCTTCTTCGGGAGTATAATCATGATGTACACAGGTAACTGCTTTAGATTTTTTTACCTGTTGTAAAAGCGTTCCAATATCATCTAGCACCAGCATATCACAATCCATAAAAATTGCAGTGCCTGTAAATTGATTTAGCTCAGGAATAAGAAATCTTGTAAATGTAAATTCGG